AAGCGGTGGAAAACGTTGTACGAGCGTTTCGCCGACAAGGATATTCTGTTACCGAGCATTGCTCGATGCGTTACCCAAGTGCTTATATAAACTTTAGAAAATAGCGGTATGGCTACAGTTAGAAAACCACAAGAAGCACCGACATCGTCGCCAGCTTGCACGCAAGAAATACCTACATTATCGTCCGTTTACGTTGTTGTTGGCGAGTCTTATGACCAGATGGAGGACAACGAAAAGGATGTAATAAATATCCGGCACGGCATTCTTCGCATCTTTGCAAACAAGGAGGATGTAAAAGCTTACATACAAAAGTATTTCGACGAAGCTTTCCCTGACGACGCAACGCTTTACACGCTGGAAGATAAAAAAGAACTGTACAAAGCAAAGATAACCGTAAAGGTTCGAAATAACTTAAAAAGCGCCGTTTCGTGTGAAGGTAGCCTTGAAGATCGCGTCTACAACCTAAGTATAGAAGCTTACAAGGTCAATATCACTACCGGCACCGACGGACTGGTTGGCGACGATGACTTGTACGATGCGCTTTACGATTAGTACTGTGTTCTTTTAAACGCAAAAACCCACTGCCGACGGAGATACATTTGGCAGTGGGCATTTTGGAGTTTAACGTAATATCTCGTTAGAGATACAACAATGTGGTGCAAAGGTAACCTTTTTATTTTGTTGCTCATAATATTTGATATATTTTTGCATATTATTAACTAAATGTCAGTATATATGGAATATCCTTCAAAAGTTAGAAAAGCAGCGCAATGGTATCTTGATAGATTTGGTGAGCGGCTTAGATACATTGGTACAAAAGACAATTATGCCTATTACAAATTTTCATTTCCTGATGATATGGAATCGGGATTTCCTGTCGTTTTTAAATTTGATGGTTCTGAAGTTGAGACTATAAACGGTTTTGATGCACTACATATTATAAATTCGTTTTCGTAAATATATCGGCATATTGCGGGTCAAATAATTTATCATCCACTCGCATTATGCCTTTATAATACACAGAACTATAAGAACGTGCACCATTATTACATAATTCCATAATATCACGTGTCGCACCTTTTTTTGTTGAGTAAATCTGTGGTTCTATGTACACTATCTTGCCGTTTTTTAAGCGTTTAAGAATAGTAGCATGTCCTCCATTATTTCCTTTCCATGCGAGAGTGATAATATAAGTTCCTTCTTCTTGTGTTGCTTCATTTATGTATTCTGCATAACGTTGAGGTGTCATTTGTTTGTATTTTTTGCTTTGCATCCATTGATATGTATTCAATGGATTAGGTTTAGACCCATCGGCATTTTTCCATACATCAAAAGAGTGTCCTCTTGACATCCAATAATTTAAATTACCATATTTTTCAGGATTACCTTTCGCAATGATATTGAATCCCATTTCTCGCAAGACATAAGTAGGTGAACATGTAGCACAATTAACTTGCCATTCTTCTCCAAGATTAAAGAAAGGATTTGCACTTTGTCTATCAGCTAATTCAATAGACATAGGTCTACCTTTAAGTTTGCCGAGTTTCTTTTCAAGCTCACGGCAGTTTTTTATCTGTTCAGGAGAAAACCCTTTCCATAGCAGCTTGTCCCAACGTTCACGAATAGACACGCCTTGCTTGAATCGTCTAAACAAATGCTCCATATTATTAATATCCCAAGTCTTATTTGATTTTAGAGCATCTGTGACATCGTGATACCGTTTTTGTAAAGCCTTGCCCATAGTGGTATAATTGGAATATGTCAAATGCCCTATAACTTCGTTCATTCGCTCTAAATACATCGCGTTGCGGCGTAGTGTCCAGTTTCGTTGTATTTTGGCTGCATCTCGCTTTGCGTGCCTTGCTTTCGCAATCTCTTGTATCGCCTCGCGTCGCGAAATTGTTTTTACGCCTATTTGTTTGCGTTGTGCTGCGCTCAAATACTTTAGCCAATAACTTTTATTATTCGCCAAATGCCATGCCAGCTTACCACGTTTAAATGCGTCTACAATCTTGTCGCCGTTGGCTTCGATGTATCGCTTGTACTGGTTGGGCACGTCTTTAATGCTGTTCGGCGACACGTAGCCGGACATATCTTCACCGTTCAACATACGCTTGTAGAACTGCTTGCGCTCCTCGCCGCTTATCATTACAGGGTCGCTGGTGCACATGCATTGGGGATGCCAACTGTCCCAGTCGAAATCTTTAGGGTAGTAACCTTCGAGTTCGTCGCAGATGTCCGCATCTTCATCTGGATCGTGCTGCGGAGAAATATGTATGTGCTGACCGATAACAAAAGGTTCATTTGCCCAGCGCCCATTTCGCGCCTTGTGATAGGCTGCATTTATTTCTGTGCGTGCTACACGCAGAGCGTTCTTGCGAGCAGAGCGGTACACACCCTGCCCTACATGCTCGAGCGGTTCTTCTACGAAGCGTACACGTCCGTTAATAATGCGCTTCCTGCGCCAAGTAACAATGTCTTTCTTTTGTCCGTTCTTTAACACCTTCACGGTGTGATAGCGTCGGTACATCATATCGGGGTTGTTCAAATACTGTCGTATTCTTCTGCCCACCTCTTCTGCGGACGTACCCTTTTCGAGTCCGTCGGCTATAACGTTAGACATCGCCATTTCAAACTCCGATTTTGTCTGCTGGCAGTAGTTCCAAACGGACTGCGCGAGGTTTAATCCGTTTTTAGCATTAAGCCTATTGGCTATAAACGTCGCAGCAGCCGTTTTTCTTGCGGTTTCTAAGGCTTTGTCTGTCAGCACGGAGAATTGTCCCAATGCGTCATTATCGTGCGAATACGCCAAAGAAACGCCGCTTGTTATGCCGCTTTTGTAGCATAACATACTGTTCTGGAAGTAGTCGTTAAATATCTCGTTAAGTCGAGCTTTGAGCACAGGAAAGTTGTCAAAGTTAAAAAGAGCGTCATTTTCGAGCACATCTTCGCTGTAGCCAAGAGCAAGTAGCTTCTTGACATAGCCGCTATACAACATGCCAAGACGGCGGTTGTACGCTGCGAACAGTTGATTTAACTGCTCTTTTTTTTGTTTTGATGTTAGTTTCTTTGACATCACTTACTTAATCTATATCGTTGTACAATATTCATAAAAGCATTATGTTCTTTTGTGGGTTTGTTGTTGTGTCTGTCAATCATTTCTTCCATTCTCTTATCCCATCTACCAAAGTTTTGTTTGCCCTGAATATATTTGTATTGTTCTCTCAGATTGTTGAGAGTGGCGGTCCTCCATTCATATCCTTCATGTGAGACATGAAACATGTTGTCATGTTTGTCATATCTAATTTGTCCGAAGCTTCTTGGCATACCAGCTATCTTTTTTTTATTGAGACCTATCTCCACATGCAGATAACCCTGTTCGTCAACACTTAAATGTGTTACAGTAATAAAGGATTGGTCTGGATATAATTTCTTTAATTCCTCCCGACCTTTATATATAGCTTTCGCTTTGTCTGAATCTGAATAAGCTCCATTATCGTCAATTGTATACATATAGTCACTGACAGCATTAATCTTTTCAGTAGAGAGAGTTTCTTTTGGGCGACTCTTTCTTGTTCCTCCACCTCCTTTTGCCATATTTACTCCTCCTCTCTGTTTATTACAGACTGCGATGCGCTCGCTGAGCCGCCAACACCCATAAGCGCAGCCTGTTGTGTTATTTCGCTTTCTTGTTCCTCTTTCATTTCCTTTTCTACACTATCTGCATCGTCGTTAAGGGGATTAAGTTCAATGCTACGACGCTGCGAGGTTGACGGTTTGCCGCCGTTGCTCTGTGTAATAAGTTGTAAGAGCTCGACATCGTTTTTAGGAACATAAGGTTCGAATACTGGTTCAAAGTCTAAGTTTTCCGCTACGCTTGCATCAATGCCTTTAACGTATATGCCAGCGTTGCAAATGCCGTTCGCGACGATATTGCTTCGACGTGTGAACATCTCGCCGTAAAGCTCCGTCTTGTTGCCGACTTTTATGAACGGGTCAGTAAACATAAGACGAATGGCAGCACCGCTCGTATTGTTGCCCAGCGTCTTCATGTTCTCAAATGAGATGTCGGGCGTTTGGGTAAATGAGAATATAATATTAAACAAATATGCTATCTCTCCCTTTACAGACTCGGGCGAGTGATCCCACGATAAAACATTCATGCTTGTGTCTTTTCCACCTTGGAAGACTGCACCCTGCTCACCTTTCTCCGCAAAACCTTCAAGTCTGCCCTGTATAAAGTATTTCGGTGTACCGAAATAGTCGTTAGTGTCGCCCCAGTTAGAAATACACACCTCGACTCTATCCGCAGCCCATTGTACGTCAGCCCATTCTGACTTATATTGATAGTAATATACTACAGGTATCTTAGTAAAGCCGTGCGCTCGAGCCTCATAAATAACCCAACCAGAGCCATTATTAATGTATTTGTAAACATATCTATCCGTGTACACATCGAAATGCAGTTCCGAAGTACCAAGTTCGTCAAACACCAAGTATTCGCGACCAAAACCATCCATGCGCTTCTGGTCGTTAAAGTGAGGATAAAGCTTGTCGCCATTTTTGGGTGAAAGCAGCTGTACTCGTATCTCACCGCCCAGCCTTCCGTTTTCGTCTGTCGTCATATACCACAGCTCCGCTGCCTCACACTGTGAAGATACGGTGCGGACGAGCTTCTTGTCAAAGTATTTCATCTTGTTATCGTGGTAGCAGTGCATAATGGCATCGTATAGCTGCTGCTGCTTATTGTCAAGTGTTTTCAGCGCAACGCCGTGCGAGTTTGCTCTGTATGTCACAGGATTTGTAAGCATGAAGCCGACGATACGATTTACAACCACCTTTTGTGAAGGCAAGGCGATTCTTACCCTATCCACAAAAACATCCTTGTAAATAGGACTTCCATCCGTCGGGTCTTTTTGACCTGTCGGCACCTTGATTTTCTTCTTCTTGCGCTTATCCTCATCAAACACATCATGCTTGTATGGATCCCATTGGCGCATAAGCTCCTCAAAGCTACAATGGAATGGAAGTTTTCGCGCTGTTAGCAACGTGTGTACGGTGTTCGCGTCGCTATTTGAAAGTATTTCTGTAATTTTTCTCATATCTTGCTAACTTTGTTAGCAAAGTTACAAAACGCTCATAAACGGCAGCTCGAAAGCTCAAATGCTGTGTAAACAATTCGCGAAGCTTAAAAAGTCTAAAAAGCAAAAAAAATATAGCAGAAAATTTTGTTGCTCGTTAATAATTTATTGATTTTGTGGTGTTAAAATTAATAACTTGACAAAAGGAGATACAACAATGAACAGGTTTTATCAGTTTTACGTAATAGTTGACAAGTACGGCGATGTACACGACACATACGCTGACAAGAAAGAAGCGAATCATTACTATTCTTTGCTGAATGGCAAAGCAGAAGGCATGGCTGTAAAAGCTGCTGTTTCAAAAGATGAAGACTCGCAGGAGTTTGCGGTTTACGCTGACACGATGAAAGAAGCTTTAAAGCTTGCAAAGAACGAATTTTAACAAAACAATCTAAGCCCTCCCGTAGCACGGTCAAAACGGAGAAATATGAGAGAATATACAGTACAATACCTTAATGCCAAAGGCAAGGTCGAACTTTATAGCTTCGAGGCAGAAAACATAGAAGAAGCAGTAAGTATAGCGCAGAACGATGTTGACGAATATCCTAATGTTGAGATATACGACGACACAGAAGCAGAAGACTCGAATCGCGGTGTGCTCATGTTTAAGAATGGTGAGCAAAAGACAATACACCGCATTGAAGATATTATGCTCACCAAGCATAACAACGGAAGTGACAACCTCCAGTACACTGCCGACGGCAAGGCGTATGAGGTGGGATGGCGGCTTTCTGATAGATAAAGAAAATAAACTCCATCACACCCACATCTTTGAGGACGACGAAGAGCAGGAGATAGCTATACCTTACGAGAACGGCAGCCACAATTTATAAACCATTTCAGCCCTCGACATTACGGTTAAGTCAAAATTATGAATAAATATAGCGTTTATTATAACAACAACGTTGAGTGCAACAAGGTTGCGGAGTTCGCTACGTTAGACGAAGCCAAAGCCTATTGCGCAGAGAATACAAAGGGCTACGAAGAGGTTTGCGCAGGCGACAACTGCTACGAGGGTCGCGGCAACAACTTCCGCTATGAAGTCTATGAAGGCGACAGCTGCTTTGTTCTTGACGAGGACGGCGATGTAGCAGAGTTCAAGAATGCCGTTTGCGAAACCGTGCAATTTTATTGCGATTAACAAAAACTAATCGCTTAATGAGCAAGGAAAGATTTGTGCTCCAGCCGTCAAAAGAAATCAGGACGGCTGGGTCGTTACCGAATTTAATTGTTTTTTAAATTATTCCAAGTATATCGCTCGCACTCATGCCATTGCTGTATGCTCCCAGTATCTTTTGCAACACAACGTATCTACATGCGTCTATCGCATGATTGTAGCAATCTATCGGCTCGTTTAGCCATTTGCCTTCCTTATCCTGCCGCCAAGTGTAGTTATTGAACTCCTTGCGTATATTTGTTGAGCGTGAAGTGATGTGTATCTTGTATTGCTGCATCTTCATAATGCCAGCTTTGATTGAGCCGGGGAACTTTTGCACAGCCTTTATGTCTACGCCGGCGTTGTATATTTCATCAATAAGACGAGGGTCGGCACTCTCACAAATAAATTCGGGCGTATCTCGCACATCCTTGCAAGCATTTATAATGTCGTTTGAGAGCATTTTGGTTTGATAGCACACCTCGTCTATATACATGTCGTTTCCATATACGCACACCATGACAATCGCCGTCGGGTCGTTGGTATAGCCTAAGTCGATGCCGTACCACTTGCGGCGGCGAGCTTCAATTGGAATGTAGTCACTAACAACAACGTTCTCAAAAATAAGACCTTCGACAATCGCGCGTTGTCCGAGTCCGTAGATGCGCCACAGGCTCGGGTTTTTCCACTTCAAGCTCTCGATTTCGTCGATTACTTTCTGTTCGAGGAATGGGTTGTCCTTGTACGTTGAGATAAACCAATAAGTGCCTTTTTCTTCGTTTACTTGATTTATCCAGTGCTCCTCGGAGAACGACGGGTTGTAGTCAATAATAGAAAACTCAGTGGTACGCATCTGCAGCTGCTGCCACTCGATAAATGAAAGTTCGTTCGCCTCGTTCACGAATAGTATCTTACGCTTTGAACCGCGCACCTTTTGCTCGTTGTCGGTAGAGAAAAATTCTATCCATGAGCCATTTGGAAAAGTATAGACATACTCCGACTTGTTCATCGACTTGTCATTCCACCAGCCCAGTGACAGCATCACGTTTTTAAAATCGCGGTATACAGTACGCTTGATTGAGGGCATGCCTGCGCGAATAATGGAAACGGTAGTGCCTGCGCGTTCATGGCATTGCCAGCATAGCCACATAACAATGTTGTAGGTTTTCCCTGAGCGCGATGAACCTTGCAAAGAAACTGTTGTGTATTCAAGTTCCTTTGCTGCGGTCAGCCTACGAAAATTGTTTGTGAAAAATACATTTGGCATATTAATGTTCCTGTTTCTCTTTTCTTTCTTTCTCTGCTTGCATTTCTGCTTTTAACTTTTGATATGAGTCCGTATTGTCAACAAAATGCATGACAACAGGCTCGGGTTGTTTAATCTGCTCACCTTTGCTTGTAAGGTCGATGCGTTGTATTTTGCCGTAAGCTCTATCTACAACACGCTCGAGTATATCCATTCCCTTCTTGTCAAGTATTCCCTTGGCGACGATGCGCTGCATCATAGGGCGCGTCTTGTCGGCGAGAACTGCTTTAAGCTCGTCCTCGGGCAGGGTAGCGATGTACAAAAACGACTCGGCTATAGTCTGTGAAGTCGGCACCTCGTAGCCCTTCTCTTTCATTTCGGCGATAAATAATGACATCGTTTTTGGTTTCGGTGGTCTGCCCTTCGGGTTGCCAACTCCACCTTTCTTAAACTTACCTTTTTCAAGGTTTGCAAGCTGCTTCTTTCGCTTGCTTTCGTTTCTTGATAATGGCATATTAATAGCTTTTATTCCTAATTTATTCCCAACAATAGCTTTTATTTAAGAAAAGCACCTTTATTTTCTTCCTCCTCTGCTGCCATATCTCGGCACATTTTCAGTACATCGAAATACTCTCCAAGATTATTATTATAGAGCAACTTTGCTATCTGCTGTACAAAAGTAGGCTTACGACCATCTTGCTGTAGCTTCACTACTTCGCAAGCTGGCATCATTAAGAACTGCTCCATGATTTCAACCTTTTCCCTGGAGGAGAGAAGTTTCTTGGTAGGAAACAGAAAACCTACTTCCTCCAAGATTTTAGTTTTGACTGACTTAACCTTCATACTTAATTTCACTTTGTTTTTGGGTTTCCTTATTTTTCTTCTTCATGAATTTTGTTTTTACAAGAATTATTATTAATTTTGCACCCAAGTTCAGTGGGTTAGGGTTACGAAACGTCCTCGTCCTAACTGTGCTATGAGCTTTTTGCGGAGAAGGGACGTTCTTCAATCCGCATTTTTTATTTCTTATACAGCTCCCATTCGTGTATATTTCCACTTCCGCTAACAACAATAAAGGATTTCACGGACTGATACTTTGTTTCAGCGTGATTCCTCTCATAGTGTTCTGCTCCGTGTTTGATTTCTTGTACCTTGAACGAACGACTGTAATCAAATAGTACGGCAATAGTTGCACCCTTTTTTCTCGCATGATTTATTGCATTTTCGACAGTCTTTCTTGCCGTAGCTTCATTTGCCGCCTTAGGTGAACGCTGCTCGTATGAAATGATACCAATCCTACCATCGCCATACTTGGGCTTCCCGTTAGCGATAATAAGCTCATATCCTTCCCCTCCTTCGGGTGTCATTGTAATCTGTTTCCCCTTGATAGCCATAAAGGTTGCAGCATTATACTCCATATTATCCATCTTTCTATTTTTAGAATACAAGAGAAATCCTCCCGTGTTCTTATCAAAGAATGATAGTTCTTTGTCGTATAAGCCGCTTTCAAGTGCTTTTATATATTTAGCACTCGAAGCCTTTATAGCCTTTGTATTTGGGGTTATACTCTTTGTTGTTCCGTGCTGTTTCTGAGCCATACTTTGCATTTTTAAGCATTCTTCTTTCTGTTGTGCATATTCAAGATGAGCTGCTTCAAAGACTTTTTGACTTCGTTGTTATCACAAACATAAGTAAGAAACTTTAAAATAACATTAAGCTTTTCTCTGCTGTTAAGTTCTTTAATATCTTCCTTCACGTCATTGATAGTTACACAAATCAAATCGACAATAGATAATCTTAATTGTTCAATTTTGTCTTCCATAATGTTTCTATTTATTGAAAGCTTTAGAACAATCCCCACTCGGCGAACTTCTCGAAACCACCGACCTTGTTGATGTAGTCTTTTGCTATCTCCACAATCTCGGAGTACGGCTTGCCGTCGACGGTTTCGTCACCGATAGCACAGAACAGTTCCACTGGCTTCTGCTCTTCTTGCGCCTTAAGAAAAGCATATATATTAACCGACACGTCGGCTTTAGACAGGTCTTTTCCGTGCAATCCACCGCCTGTTACCGACTGAGCCATATCAGAGCCGAGCTTGCGGTTGGTTGCTCCGCTATCGACATCGATGCCTCCAGTCCAGTCACCGAGAGGGTTGACAGTTGCAGTAGGGTAGAGTTTTTTCAGCTCTTCTGCCTTGGCATTGCTTTGGCATATCACCAGCTCATCGCCGCCCAAGATATATTTGCCGTCCGACGGGTATCGTTCGTAGATGCCGCGAGCAATCTGACTTAACTCCCACTCCTCGTCAGTGAGTGGCATACCCTTGAAGATTCCGTTGTCACCGCAGCGGATAATACCATCTTGGTTCTTTGCAAGGTGCGCGTCTTGTGGCTTAACCACAAGATTCAGCCACAGGTTGTCACAATTAGTGATACGCTCCACGATGCAGCCAATCTCCTCTTTCGAGAATTTTTCGCCACTCTCGATAATAACGTTAGCTACGCCATGTCCGATAAGGACTTCAACGGCAATCTTTGGACTTTCCTGTTTGGTGTAAGCAAGGTCAACAATAGCGCCTGCGATGCGGTCTGCGACCTTGTCGGGGTGTTGCGGGTTTACTTTTTCTATCATTCCTAATTTTAATTTATGTAGTTAAACTTTGATTTTTTCAGCCTTTTTGCCTGTGTAGGTTTCCCAACGGTTGATTATCACATCACAATAATGAGGGTCAAGCTCCATTGAGAAACCGTTTCTGCCGAGTTGTTCGCACGCCATTATAGTTGTACCGCTACCACCGAAGCTGTCATATACATTCCATCCTTCCTGTGATGAGTTCTGAATAAGATATGCGAAGAGTGGAATCGGCTTCATGGTCGGATGCTCGACACTCTTTGTCGGTCGGTCAAACTCCATGACGGTCGTTTGTTTTCTGTCGCTGAACCAATTATGGCTTGCTCCCTTTTTCCAACCATACAGGCAGGGCTCATGTCGCCATTGGTAGTCTTGTCTTCCTAATACCATAGAGTTTTTTATCCATATTAGGTTCTCACGTAACTCCAAATCAACTGTATTAATAAGGGCTTTTCTAAACCAATATGAGTAGCCGTCGCTGTGGAATATATAGAACGAAGCACCTTTCTCCATATTAGCATTGGCAGCGTTAAATGCGTTTGTTAAAAACTCCTCGAATTTATCGTTGTCCATTTTGTCATTTAAGACGACCAGTCCATCCTTGCGATGTCCTTCTGTTGCTGCACCATCATAACCGTAAGCCACATTATACGGTGGATCCGTCACATAGAGTTGGATGTTTGTTCCCCCGAGTAGTTTAGCAACTTGCGATGCGTCAGTAGAGTCACCACACATGAGTCTATGTCTGCCGAGCTGCCAAATATCCCCGAGTTTACATTTCGCTTCAATCTCATGCTCGTCCTCATCGTATGCGTCGTCTTCCGTTTCTTTGCGCTCTGGCATTTCTTCGACTGGCTCCGTGTCGGTCAAGAATGAGCAATCAACGCCCCAATCCTGCAAGTCGTCTACTTCCCATTCACCGTTGGCAAGCTCGTCCCAGTCCCAGTTACCAGCCTGTACGTTGTCCTTAATAGCATACTCTTTGATTTTGGCAATGGGCACGTCCTTGTTGAGTACAAAGCAAGGCAGCGCGTCAAAACCTTCTACGCCTTCGTTGTGCAGTTCCTGGCAAATACGTAAGCGCATGTTGCCGCAAATAACGACAAACTTGCCGCCTTCGATAGCGTACACCATAAGCGGTTTGTATTGCAACAACTCTGGCGAGTCTTTAAGCGATTTCTTTAGCTTGTCATGTTCTTCGCCTTTAAGGTAGCGAGGGTTCTTTGGAATGCCTACAATCTGCCCCTCATTAAGCTCCAGGCAGCTTAGGTTTATTCGCTCTTTAACGCCCAGTTCATTGAGCGTGTTATTCTGCTTTTTTGCCATATTAAACTGATTTTATAGTGATTTAAAGCAAAGTTAAGCAGATTTATCAAGGTTTATAAAGTTTTATCGGTTTCTGTGTAAACAAAAAAGGTACGCTACGTTTTAGCCGTGCGTACCCTTTAAATGTGTGTTATTTTTATACAGGATATTAGTTTTGTTAAACCTAATTATCCTGTATAATTACATTTGTTTTTAACATGTTTATTTTTGATGTACATGTTTACTTATTTAACAACCTTAGCAACTCTTCCCGTATTGCCTTTTGAACCTGTGATTTCGTTCTTGTAGTCGCCATACCATAAGAACCACTATTGGTAAACACATCACGACCCAAAGAATATCCATCTGAAGTTCTTATTATATCAACAATATGTCTACCGTCTCTTGTTTTGTTATGTCTAACACGATAGTTTTCTCCATTTATGTTGATATATTTGAAATCATTTTGTCCCGGCAGTTTAAAGCCTTCTATTTCTTTGGTTTTCGTGCTTATATATTCAGCATTACCTTTAGAATTATTGTTTGCGCTGCCACTTGTTCTGCTTGCGCTCGCATTATTTGCGCTTACCGTTCTTGTCGAACCTCCACCTTTTGCCATAATCTTTTGTTTTTTATTTTACAAAGTTAATGATTTATGTAATCAGGGGGAGGCTGTCCGAAAACCTATTAGGATAGTGAACAGCTGACAATGGTTACTATTCATTATGCTTGTTATATTTGTTTAACTTTGTATATTCTTGAATATCAATTATTTTGCTT